TCACTACATCTTCTACTCCATCAAATGTATCTTTAATCAATAGAATGAAATCATTATCCTTTAAATTATTTGGATTACTAACTCTTGGAGCTGAGTTTGCTGAATGAGGTCCTACTTCTCCGGTCGCCTGTAATGCTCGATAGATACCAACATTCGTTGGTGCTTCTTCTTCTTTGATATATGTCTGCAGACTCTTCATTTATCCCTTTGAATTTTAATATTACTGATATATTTATAATACTAAGTCACCCAGCAATCGGTTCTGGTGGGTCTGGTAGTTTATTATCTCTGACGGCCTTTAGAAATACGTCCTTATGAAGTGCATGCCATCCGGCACAAGTATCTTCTTCGACCACATCGGCAAAGAAATTACCGTATTGGTCTTCCATCACATAGACCGATTCATCATCATAATGTATGCTTTTGTCCGTAGTAAATAGGACATGGATCATTAACCCCATTTCAGGGAAAATGTAATACTCATCTGGCAAGAATGCCTTGAGGGTAGGTAGTGGGGTGCCTCTATTTCTTTCTTTTCTATATTCTTCCAGATTTACAATTTTATCATCATTCAAATTTAAACTCCCCAAAGTCTTTTTTATTCTTCATCCGACCTTTTGTTGCTTTATCGAATAAGGGAATATCATCATCATCTTCTACTTTCCCAGTATCGACTAATCCAGATTGTGATTCATCACCCAGATCTGAAAGTTTCATCTTTGCTCGGTCAATTCCAATCAAAAACTTTTTATTAGTAGTAGGATCACTGTACCGATTTTTCAATTGTTTGATCAATATTTGGCCGGCCTCTTCCAGTTTTTCGTTGCTAATAATCGCAAACATGAAATCAGCGGTTGCGGGAAGACCAAAACTTTCACTTGTGTCCTCTAATCCTACATCTGTATTCTGAAATCCTTGTCTGTTTGTTTGTGTAGCCGACAGAATAGGTACATTATGTTCTACTGCCAATCCACGTAATTCTTCAGCAATTGACTTTACGTAACTATATGAATTTACATATTGACCGGGTCGAATCCTGGAAGATGAACAAATATTGATATAATCCACAAAAATAATATTTGGTTTGAAATTTCGTTTCAGGTTTAATTCATTTAATAAGGCTCTAAAATGATTAGTGCTTGCGGCTGCGGTAGGATATTCTTTAATAATTAATCTTCCAGTAGTTTTACTTCGTAAGTCTTCTATTTTCTTGTCATATATTGGTTTTGGTAGACTTACCAAATCATCTAAACGGATATTCAATAAATTTGCATCAATCCGTTCTGCGATACGTTCTTCTGCCATTTCTAGAGTAATATACAAAACACTATTTCCCTGTGATAGAGCATTTGCAGCAACATGACACATGAATAATGATTTTCCGACACCAGTGCCCGCAAGTGCAATATTCAGAGTTTTATTCGATATTCCACCTTGAGTTACCTTATTGAAGAATTCCAAGTCAAAAGGAATTTTCTTTTCAATTTTGTGATAAAAACTATAACGATCATCGGAGTCAAGAAGATAATCATGCCCAACGTGAGGATCAAAAGAAATAGACAAAGCATCAGTAAGAAGCTCAGGAATAGCCCCTTTATCAGACTTTGTTTTATCGGGCTCGTCCAAGATTTTGATTGAATTAACAACGGCATTGTAGATTGCTTTGTCCTGACAGAATTTTTCTGTTGTTTCCAATAACCACTGAATATCTGTTTGTTCATCTTGCTGGCTCTCCAAATAGTTTAAAAGTCCTGTTACATTTTCAAATTCTTCTTCTTTTAATGTTGTATTGTCTAGTTCAATAGTCAGTGCTTCTTTCGTAGGTAAATTGTTGTACTTGTTGATAAACGAATTTACCTGTTCATAGAGAATTTTATCGGTGGGTTCCATGAAATATTCTTTATTCAGGAAGGGTAAAACTTTTCTTGAATATTCTTCGTTATGAATCAGATTTTTAAGTATTATTTGTTCTATCCTTTGTTGCATTTAACTCCATTTCATTCATTTGTTTTTGTAAAATTTCTATTACCCATATTCCTAATCTTCGTTCAAAATCTGATCCTTCTTCATCGGATATTTCATGTCCCAAATCGTGCGGTGGAATTTCAAACTCATATTCATAAGTACATCCTATATTCTCATCTTCACCAGTCTCGTCAGCTAATTTAAAGTTTGTATATCGAACTACTGCTCCATCAAACGGTGATGCATCCTGTATAAGTATACACAACGACCTATCATCTGGGTCATTTGGATTTGATATTATCTTGTATGCTGGCATCTTAGTATCAAAAAACGGGTCACCCATCATCATTGTCATCTGTCACTCCTTCTTCATCAGAACCACCATAAGTAAATTCCTCTTGTGCGGCTTTGTTTAATGCTTTCATAATATCATCAGTAAAATATTTTTCTGGATCACTCAATATTTGTTTTCCAAATACTTTTGAACCATCTGGTAATTCATAACGAGTTGATACTTTCTTTATTATATCATATTTTTCGGCTAAGTCAAGTAGTCCATAATATCTGTTCAATCCTTGATCATATCGTAGGAGAACATCTACCTTTTTATTCTCTTTAGTTAATCTTGATTTATAATTTTTACAATGTATTACATTTCCGACAACATCTGTTCCATCTTTTTCTTTTCGTTTAGAAAGAAATACAATAGTTGATGCAGCATATTGAATTCCACTACCACCTCCCATTACATCTTGTGGGAACATGGTCCCGACTTGTTTGTATGTGTGATTAGTAACTAAAAGTGGGATTCCAGCTTTACCCAGTTTCAATGTTAAGACTCTAAAAGAACCTTTAACTAATTGAGCCCGGGTCATGTCCTTGGTTTCTTTACCATCTGAAATATCTGTTACTTCTTTTGTAGTAGATAACATACCAAGAGAATCTAAACATAACATCAATGGTTTATCCGTATCTGTATGATTTTCTACTACTTTCAATGCTTGATGGGTAAATTCTTGAATCGTTGTAACCGGGAGAATGACCATTCGTTCAGTATCAATTCCCCTGGATTCGATCATTTGCTTAGTGAGAGCAGATTCAGACTCAAAATAAAGAACACCACCGCTAGGATTATCTGCAAGAAACTGTTTGACAATACCCAATACAAAAAAGGTTTTTCCAGTTGCAGTTTCTCCAGCGAATGCTGTAATTTTGTTTGTAGGTATTCCACCATAAATATCTCCCGAAATTAATGCATTTAAAATATAACTACCACTATCTATATAATCAGAAACATCACCAGCTTCTATACCATCAGATACTTTTGATCCATATTCATTACCAGTAGCCTTTAATAAACTATTAAAATATTCACTCATTTTCTTCTTTTCTCCTCTTCAAAATTTCTGTCATTATCAATAATGCTTGTTTATTGAGATCTGCACGGTCAGAAAATAATTCTGCTGTGTCTCTATCTTTAATCGTTTTTTTGTATTGTGATTTTAGATCCTCAATGATCCACTCACTATAATCAGTAACATCCATCTTGTTTTATCCTTGTAAGATGTCCACTTTTCTCCATTGATCTTGCAAAACGTACGGCATCTTCCATATTTTGACAAAATCTTTTAAAAATATCATCCGGGTCGGGTTCAATCCATTCAGCGTTTTCTTTCATTTGGGCATGGCTACCTTCAATATGACTTCTGTGATCTTTTGATTTCCAATATTCTACCCAGATATTCATACGAAAAACTCCTCTAAACTTGCTCGCCGTTCAGTGTCCCAGCCGATAACATCCAAGACCCCCTTCAATGGGTCAACAAAAGCCTTTGCAAATTGTGTATCATAATCAATACTTTTTTCCAAATTAAATTCATTTGGCAACATATCCAGTACAGAAATTACTCTGTTACCTACTGGATTCGGGTCCTTGAGATAGGCGAATTTGATTTTTTCCCCTTCTTTTATAGTGGGGTATTTTTTTGTTAATTTCTTGTCCCTGAGTACATGATTATAAATCAAAGAACCTTTTACATGAATCGGAGTGGATTTTTTGTAGATTGTAGAAGCGTCCTTATACTTTTTCAATCCCTTTACCGATCTTGGAAATGCCACCTCTTCCATTCTCATATTCTTAAACTTTTCTTTGAACTCCTCTATATACTCAATTACATCATCTTCTGTTCCATCAACAATAATATTAAAAACTTCTTTCAATGCTTTCCTGCAGGATTCTGGTGTAGAACTCTTGATTGCTTCAATACCCACAATCTTTAGTTTAGGTTCTTCGTATCGAACTCCCTCAGAATCATGAACGTTCAGAATATAATGTTTTTTCGCAACCCAAATACCAGTATCGGCAATTACTTCTCGTTTCATTACCATTTTCTGCTGGTAAGCATTCACATAATCAGCCAGATCTTCATAACATTTTTCGATTACTTCTTCGATTCGTTTACAGGATTTATCCAAGAATCCAATGATTTTTTCCTTATCGGTAAGACCCACTCTAGAAACAAGATTATCAAGACAAACGTATAAAGAATCAGTATCCATAGCAACAATATAGTCCACATCATTTGTACCTAATGTTTTGTTTAAATAATTGTTTACTGCATTTTCGGCCCATTGAACCGACAATTGTCCAGCAACGGAAACCGCTTCCGCATTCCGTTCATCATAAAAACGAAACCACTCATTACCCATCGCTCCATAAGCGGAATTCAGAGCAATCTTTAAATTCTGTTGATAATTGTAATAAGTAGATAATTTATTTGGATCAGCATTTTTCCCCTTCTTCTGTTCTGTCAACATCTTTTTCTTATACTTGACCCTATCAGTATACATTTTCTCCATCAACTTTGGGAGAAATCCTTGTTTATCCCTACGATAAACCGAACCATTTGGAGTAACCGTTATGTCTTTTTCTTTCCAAACAGAAGTATCAAATTCTTTGGCCAATAATCCAGATACTCCAATATCATCTTTCCAAGTTCCAATAATAGTTTCTGGCGAAATATTATATTGCATAATCAAATGAGGATACAAACTATTCAGGTCGAAACTCACAATCCAATTATGTCTCCCCTTCTGACAAGTTTTAACATACGCACCTTCGTATGCTTCCCCTTTACGTTCTTTCTTTTTCTGTGGGATTACTACCTTCTCCCTTAGAAGATGATTATAAATGATACAATCCCATAATCGTGTCTGAGCAAATACATCAGCATAATTACACTTTGCCAAATATGCCAGAGAAATAATCATCTCTAAAAGTTTCATCTTTTTCTCAAGACGCTCTACTAGCAATACATCTTGAATATTATACTCAATAAACTTTTGAAAATCTGTTTTATATAATTCATGTAACGTTGACACTTCAGAAAAATCAAGTTTTCTTTCTCCTAGTTCTACATATGCGATGTGATCTAATCGATAAGATTCTTGATTTATATAAGTAAATTTCCTGTATGCTTCTAAATAATCAATTTCGGATACACCATAAATTTCGTAAACTTCTCTCTCTTGACCCCCCATACCAAAAATGGTTTGAGGTTTCACAAATCCCCAAGGCGAGAGTTTTTTGACCCATTGTTTCCCCAATACTTTACGAATTCTATTAATCAAATATGGAGTATCAAATATCCTAGTATTCCAACCAGTAATGACATCTGGATAGTCTTTTTGCCAGTACATGACAAATTGTTCTAGTAATTGTCGTTCATCACCACATTTATTATATGTGATCTCTTCATTATCATTCTTAAATTCACCACAACCCCAAACCTGAATATCATCATTCATTTTAATTGTAATTGCGGTAACTTCTTCTGTAGCAAATTGTGGATCCGGGAAACCATTTTCTGAACCAACTTCGATATCAATGAACATGATTTTGACATGCTCTAAATTATAATCGATTTGTTCTTCTGGGTAAGTTTCAGCAATGAAAGAATATGAATAATTAGAATGTCCGTAGATTTCCATATTTTCTACGCGTTCATATTTCCTCATAGATGCGCGGGTTTCTTTGATGCCTCCCCATTGGACAGGGCCGACTGGCTTACCATCTAGGGTGCGCCACTTTGACTTATTTTTGGTAGGAACGTATAATGTTGGTAGGAACTCGTGCTTTACATTAAAAGGGCGTCCGTTTTCTATCCCTCTTTCTAAAATGTAATCACCAAGACATACTACATTAGTATAGAATTGTTGTTTCGGCATTTATTTATACCATTGATTCCGGGTTGGTTTATCGTAGTTACTATTTAATTCATCTAATCTATTATAACACACTTTTATGTGTTTGTCAACCCATGAGCGGCCCTTAAAGGCCCCAATAGTAAATAAAAATTGAAGATAGGTTTTAATTGATATTTCTTGTACTTTAAGCAGAAACGAATCCATTTTTATATTGAACTCCACTTTTAGTTTTCAATGCGGTCATTATTTTTTTGCGATTTCCCATCAAATTGTAACTACAATGAATCCATCCACTATTTGGATTTTTGCCATCATAGAACTCTAAGATGAGTTGATCGAATTCCAGATTTTTAGCAATCCATTTTGCTAAATCTGGATTTGGTGTGGAAAAACTTTCAAAATCTCCGGCCATTCCATTACAATGCTGACTTTTACTAGACCCGCCGACCTTTGCATTCAAGGCTGGACTGCGATATCCTGAATTAATTGTAATGACACCGAATTGGTCACGGACAGGTTGTAAAATATGAATTGCCAAATGTGTTAAATTTACAAGATGTATTGAACTTGGCGAATTATCTACACGTAATCGTTCTGCGGTTGCACTTTTTACCATTTCTGATAAACTAAAATTCTTTGATAATCTAATCACTTCAGACATGTTTCCTCATTCTTTTTCTATATCAACAGACCCCGATGTAGGATCATATGTAACTTTAAATGATACTTCTATTGGTTTTAATGTTCCATCTGCCTTCAGTATAGGTAATTTACCTTCGACAGCTCCCATTAATGCG